GGTTCTAATCAATCACGTTTTCAAGTGCTGATGTACGAAAAGGCTTTGCAATTAGGGTTGAATGACACATCATGGACACGTACGGAAATGAGGTTTAAACATGAACGTGCTGTTGAGTTTATTGATATCATACTAGCTAATTTCACTACATATAAACAATTCGATATAGGGGTTTTAGCTGGTGGTATACTTAAGGACTACATAACCTTTCGTGATCCTAATCCTAATGATAGTAATAAGCGACGTTGGAAGGTATCGCCGTTTTGGACACAGTTTTTAGAAGGTGTAGAGCCTTTACGGTTAACATCAGCATTGCCTGATAGATCAGTGTTACGGATGGCCTCATGGTTTAAATCACAAGTATCAAAGTCATTTGTAATTATGCATTTAGCTTTTAGAGGGATTAATGATGATTGGGAAGATAACATGATTAAAGCAGGAATTAAGAAATTGACACCTAGAGATATAGAAATAGCAATGGAATATCGTAGATTGTTTGATACTGACGCAATTTTAAAAATAGATAGTGCAATAGATATAAAATCAGAACAAGAAAAAAGCCCATCAGTCATAGACCAATGAGCACCCGTTAGCCGTGGGTTCTACGCTCATTATACTACAAATCGGCATTTGGATAAATGATGGACTTTTAAAATAATTTTCATTGAGATTACCCATGTGGTAGTCTTTTTTTTGAGGTGATTAATATTCCTAACAAGCGTAGTTCTGAGGAAGAATACAGAGAGAAGCTTAGTATCAGGCTACCAAGGAGGGTTTTACAGCAGCTAGATAGTTTGGAAGGTAGTCGTACTAAGCAGATAGAAGAAGCAGTTGTCGATTATCTGAAAAAAAAGTTGGAAAAACAGGAAGAAAGTACTAGACAATAGTGCTTTCTTTTTTTATAATCAAACTGTCCGACAAATATATGTTCGGTTAAATCCAAAAATAAGCAGGGAGAGATGGAAAATGACAGTACCATCAATGAATAAAGGTTACATTTTTAAAGAAGGCAACAAGGGACTTTCTAAACAACAAAAACCTTTTAATATGGTTGAATTGCATGACCCTGAGACCTTGGAAAATACTAAGTTTTTTGTAAAACCAGATGTTCCTTTGGATCCTTCTATTTTCAAGCGTCATGATAAAGTAACGGCACATTTGGCTATGGGCATTTATAACGGTAGACCGAATTTGGAGCTTGTAGGTTTAACTAAGCTGTAAACCGGAGGGGTTTATGTGGCTAAAAAATTATCATCGGGGGTCATGGTCGCTCTGATCGCGATCCTCTCACTCTTCGGCTCGGTTGATACAAGCTTTGCGGCTACTGCTGTTGGAGGTTCGTCTCAATCTAAATATTTTTATGCAGAACCAGATGAGTTTTTAGCGTTTGATTACGTTGATCCTACAGTTCAAACGTCTCAACAGTATTGGGCGGCTGTTGATTATGCGATTAGTAATACATACAACAGCCAATATGATTATCATCATGTATTTGTAAGGCGTTTGCTTTTTAAAGATGGGACTTATATTCGGGGTGAAGATAGCCATCTCATTATGAGAGTAAGTAATAAGGATTATCCGAATGCTGAACCAATAAGAGCAGATGGCAGGATATTTTTTGATCAAGCGAATGGTACTAGAGTTCCTTATGAGTATCTTAGGAATACATCCACTAAATTTACTGGTGAATGGCTTTCTGTAGCAGGTGGTACTAGCGGACAGGGCTACCCTTTATATCAAACTGCTGAAATTGGTGATGTGACTGTTTTTGAGAAATTCAATATAGATACTAGATACGATCCTTATAATCCTCCTGCATATGCGCATCCTGACTTATCTAAGCCTGACCCTGGCAAAGATATAACGAAACCATTACCGAGTGGTGATCCGGATTTTCCGGTGCAGCCTACGCCACCAGATAACAATTGGGATTTGATTGGTTGGCTTAAGTACCTAGTAGAATGGCTCATTTATATCGTTAAGTGTTTTGTTTACTTTCTGAAAAGCTTTGGTTCAGCAATTGGGGATGTTGTAACTGGTTCGGCATCATTGATATCGGCAATGACTGATTTCTTCGCCTTCCTTCCTAATCAAGTGACCACGATCATAGGCATGGGGATTTTAGCCATGATCATTGTCGGGATCGTGAAACGCTGATGGACTTACTAGACGTTGCTAAACTTGCGTGGACAAGCTTTTATAAGTTGGCTCAAGTCAATCTGTTGACTGTCAAGGGAGTACCGCTTAACCTCTGGAACTTCGGTATCTTCCTGATTGTGTCAGAAATTCTAATATGGTTCCTGCATGCGATATTTGGCAATAAAGGCTCAGGGGGTGAAGATGATTGATCCGTTATCTCTGGAAACGACTGTTGTTGATTCGGTCTATAGTCAAACGGTCTTGGATACTCTCCAAACAGTTACGGCGCCTGCTCAGGTTGTAGTGCTGAACAAACGACAGGAAGACGGGGTACTGACAATCGTCTACACTGCGTTACTGGTGACTCTGCTACTGCTCTATTTTATCCGTAAGAAAGGTCGGGGTAAGCGTGTATGACTTCTTTATCAAGGTGCTCGGCGAGCCTCCAGCTGGATATGAGCCATTAGCTTATGTAACTGGTTGTGTGCTGTTCATTATGTTGTTTGATACCGTTAAGGATTTCCTATCTGAAATAGTTAGATTTCGTTAAGGAGGTGAAAAACTATGTTCTATGCTGCTGAATCTGGCAATGTGATTTTGGGTCTCGTGAGTGATATTGTATCTTCCTTGACCTCTGTTGTTACCTTGCTTACTAATCCGGTTGTTCTGCCTTTTGTTGCATTATCATTCGTTACTGCTGCTGTTGGTACTTGGAAGAAGCTTGTTCCAGCCAAGAAAAAGTAATTAACTACATAAATGGGTGGGGCTTAGATGGGCTCTGCCCTTTTGTGTTTCAGGAGGTTAACATGATTGAAGCTGTGGTAGGTTATCCGGGGAATGGGAAAACGTTCTATTGCACGAATCGGGCATACAAGGCAATGAAGCGTGGTCAAAAGGTGTTTACGAACTATCCAGTTCGTGGCGCTTATCGCGTGTCCTTTGATGATCTGATTAATTACACGTTTCCCCAAAATTCCATGGTTATTATAGATGAGTCAGGGCGTTGGTTTAACTCTCGTAAATGGACTTCTTTACCTGATGAAGTATTCGATTTATTCACTCTACACAGGCATATGAAACTTGATTTACTTGTAGCTGTACAAAACTTTAATCGGATTGATAAGGCGCTGAGAGAGGTCATAGAGCTGGTTTGGTGGGCACGTAATGTATTGGGCTTTCCATTTTTCATTTATGAAGGGTACTACGATGTGGAGCAAGTTGGTCTTAAAGGGGAATTTCAAAAGAAGTCGCTTGTATCCAAGTTTTCGAGGAGTCGAAAATTATACGATACTCACATAATGGCTAATGAGGTCAATAAAGATGATATACCAGAAATACCTTGGACAAGTGCAGAAGATAGACCGTCCATTATGAGCAGATTTTTATCGATTTGGAAAACTCGTCAAGTGAATACTGGCGAAGACTTAGATGAGGAAGAACCGTCTGATCTGGGGGAGTGCCTCGCCTGCGAGGTCGACCCAGATCGGGCGGTTAACTCTCTGGATTCGGAGGTCAAAGAAGATGTTCAGTAAATTAGTAATCATGGCACAGATTATAATTCTCTGTGTCATTTCTTTTATTTACCCAGAAATATTTAATTAAAGTAGAAAAAAACAATTAAAAAGTAGACAAAAACGCCGATAAAGTGTATAGTAAATATATACCAATTAGGGGTGATGAGATGAAGTCTACTAAAGTACATCCGGTTGTTAAGGGACATTTGGAGAAATTAAAAGATGATCTTGGGCTGAAAAGTGAATCTGAGGTTATTGATTACTTAGTTTTATTTCGAGCGACTTTAAACGATAAGATCACGCTTAATCAGCATTTGCAGATTAAGGACGTTGTTAAAACAGATCATGGTCAAGTTACGTTGTTCTAGTTGCAGTCTGACCCCTGCCCTTCATACCCTTTTAACAATCTGCCGATCTGGCAGGGATAGGAAGGACGATATTGAATATGGCGGAACTAATGAATTCATTAGTTTGTGATTTTTGAGGATTAAGAAAGTGGTGGTTTTGTGGCTGACATGTCATTTAGCGGGGGGTCTAGTAACACCCCCGCACAACGTACCGATAAATCCGGTAAAATTCGATGCTTACTCGACTGGCTTGGGTTTACTTTTTTACCTCCTGAAGACTCCGATAAACCTACGCCCAGCAAGGGATACACTTATTTAGACGAAGTTTTAAGATTTTTTTATGATACTCTGCAGATAGATTTTACAGCTTGGGTGCCTGGTCGTAAGAATTATGAGGGTTATGCTAATTCTTTGACCTTTGAAAACATTAATATTTACTTCGATGGCGCGGTACATCAAGGTTTTCACGTTGATATAACTGGTCAAGGTTGTCGATATGTAGAGTTAATTTATCAAAAGCTACGTGTACAGCATTCTGATAAACAGATGTACTGGTATGATTTTATTTTAAAATTAAAAGAGTTGAATGTTAAATTTACTCGTGTGGATATTGCTATTGATGATTTCGCGGAACATTTTAGTGTATCATATATTTTTTCTAAGCTGTTGAACGGGGAAATTACAAGTAAGTTTAAGTCTTGGAGCCCAGATGGTAATTTTGCAATGGATGGACAAGCCAAAGGAGGTATGTCTATATATTTC